GTGGGTGCAGTTCCATGTCTGCGTCCTGTTGCAGTTTCTGCACAAATTGGAGGCGTGTCAGCCCGTCATACCCAGAATCAATCAGATGCTGAACAATAGTGGGGCATCCTTGAACCGCAAGTAGTGAATCTTGTGTGATTATCATGACGTTGCTCCGTAGGTAGTACCTGACCCGGAAATGCCTACACTAAAGCCGCTAAAGTCAATCGCCTTGCCACCAGCCGCACCAGCATTTGAGGCAACAACAGTTCCCCCAGTAGTTGTGGCACTTGTTCCAGCGGTATTCGTACCCCCGCCATTACCTGATGAAAAAGGATAAGTAATGGGAGCCCAAGCAACGCCTGTTCCGCCGCTAGCCCCCCAACCACCGCCACCACCTCCGCCAGCGCCACCAGTGTAGTTAGAAGCGCTTCCCCCACCGCCACCACTGCCGCCCAGCCCCCCTTTTGTTTGCCCAATGGCAGTGTTGGTAACTACCCCCGATGCGCTACTGGGGAATATCCTACCGCCCCCACCCCCACCTGATACGAGAGTAGTGCCACCAGAAGAATTAGTTCCGCCTACAGACCCATTACCCCCTAAGCCGCCGGGACTACCGCCACCAGCAAAAATTGGTCCTGTTGTAGAGAAGCCACTACCCCCAATACCGCCCCCTGCCCCAGCCCCACCGCCAGTAGTGATATGCCCGCCACCGCCACCGCCGCCGCCACCAATATAAGAGCCCGCGCCTTTAACGACTGTAGTAGCGAAGCCTATTTTAAGCGCCGTACTACCTACTCCCGGCCCTGCGTAGACTGCGTTTGACCCGTTACTCCCACCACCATTACCACCGCGTCCCATGATGAGACCGTTGTTTGTGAAGGTGAGCACATCTCCAGCAGTTCCGCCGCTAAGTGTGAGGGCGGGAGTCCCTATAATATCGGAGTAAATATAAACATTATTAACAATGACGTTAATGTTTGTAAGTCCCGCCGAATACGTACCAGATGTAGTTTTGGTTAGGTTGGTGGAAGCAAAAGTCGCTACGTTGAGCGTAGCCGGGCCAGTTGAGTTGGCCGTAATTGTTATAGTTACCGTCTGGCGTAAGACTGCCGTAATAGTGCCCACAGAGCCAGTTGCAGTATTACCTGTTATGGCTTTTGCTGTCTGTCTACCGAGCGTGCCAGCACTGCTTGTGGCACTGACAGGAAGAAGCTCGTCGGAGACTTCGTCTATCACTGACGTAATCGACGCCGTTGCGGATGTTCCGGTAAGTGCCTTTCTATTTTCTTCAGTGAACGTGGTTACGCTAGAGGTCGCATTAACCGCCGTGACATCTCTAGTCACTAGCCTAGTAGCAAGGCTCGAAATACTGGCGGTTGCGCTAACCCCCGAGAGCGCCTGCGTGTTGGTGTTTACAGATACGGCCCCAACCGATCCCGGAGTCCCTGTAGCAGAGCGCCCCGTCAACTGCTTTAGAGTTTGTCGAGCGAAGGTCGTCACGGACCCCGTAGCACTGACGGCTGTAGGGGTTACCGTAACAAAGGGCGTAGCAAAAGCAGTGGGCGTACCTGCGCTGCCCGTGGCAGAGACGGCTGATGGGGCATCTTGCTGGACGTTATCGAGATTACCAACGCTTCCCGATATGCTAACGCCAGACAGGGACTTTGGGATTCCGGGTTCTATGTCCCGTACAATCGTCGTACCGCTCACCCCACTGACGGCAATCGTCGTGGGGCGTGTAACTGGAGTCCATGAATCACTCGGCCCAGTATCAATAACCGACCAAGACATCGTGGAACCTTAAGCGATATTGATAAGCGCAGTACCTGCACCGTTCACAGGCATGGTCAGCGTAAACGTGCCAGTGGTGACACTCTGCGAGCCAAAGTTGTGTACGCTGACAGCGCGGTTACCTTGGGTAGAGTTGTACACAAGCAGTGCGTCTGCCGCAGCAAACGTAACAGAAGTCCACTGCAACTGTGCGGATGGGGTCCAGTACGCCGTGGTTCCAGTAACTGCTGGAGGGGTCGCATTGGTGATCGTAGCCCCGCCTGCTGCGTAAGTACCGCTGTTTGCGATCTCGTTGGTTGCGGAATACACCGTAGTGCCCGCACCGAGAGTGCCAACAGCAAGGTAGACAGCGCCTTTGAATACATCAGCGGTGGTTCCTGCGCGGACCACCGTAGTGCCGAAGTTGTGGTAAGCCTGAAGAATCTCAGACTTGAAAGAGGTACACATTGCTTGGGTATTAGCCATTTTTTAGCTCCTTAGATTTCACCAGTAGCGGCTTCACCCGCTACGCCAGCCATACTATAGACATGAGCGTTCTGACGAACGATCTCTCCACTACTCTTGTCCGTATACTTCTCAACAAACTTAATATACGTTGGGGTGATGTCCCATTCCGCTTCATAGACTAGCGAGTCAACGGGGACATTTCCGAGCGACGTATGGATTAAAGGCGTGTCAGTGTTCATGCTATACGAAGTAGTGCAGAGGTTGAAGAGTTTGCGGGGAGTGTAACAGTAAACGTAGTCGTAGAGGTCTTGTCTGCGCCAAAATCAAGAACCGCAATAGACTTACCCGCTTGTGTTACGTTGTAGATCAATGCCCCACGCGCAGTCAATGCAGCGTTAAACACAGGGTTGTCGAAACTGATGTACGCCACATTGTTCGCTGCAAGGACAGTCGCGTTAGTCAGCAAAATGCCGCCCGCTGTATAGCCGACCCCTACAACTTCATTGTCTGTGGTGTATACAGTCGTGTCTGCGTTTAGCGTTGCTTCAGCGGTGTACAGCGCCATCTGAATTGTGTCCGACAAGAGGTTATGAACTGCTTGCGGCAGTTCAACCTTGAAACTTGTCGTCATCGTCTGAGTCAACGCCATCTTAAGTTACCTGCTGACGATATTGACCGGATCTGTACGCATCCTGACGCTCCAGACCATCTCCCAGACGCTTGGCAAGTGCGAGGGCTTCTTTGTATTTGCCTTCGTATGCCTGCATCATGTCCGTCTCACCCTTCATGAAGATGTAAGCCTCGACAAGTGCGCCATAAAGCAAGACGGTATCGAAGTTATCACCCAGCCAAGTCTGTCCACCTACTACTGTGGTGATCGACTCTGGGTAGTAGAAGTAGTGAAGTTCTACGTTGTAGATGATGTCAGGGGTGGGACCGAGGATGAAGACAAGTTCTTTGGCATCCGCAAACGCAGGGCCGAAAAGCGCGTAGCACTTTGGCATACCCGTAGTCTGTGGGAAAGGGTACGCCTCACGGATGAAGTTCACATCCTTGTTCAGCAAGTACGTGTACGACCCTCCTACGGGGTACACCGCCATCGAGTATACCGACAAGAAGTCAAGCGGGCAATCCAAGTACTGATCTTGTGCCGTAGTCTGCCCCACGACATTCTTGCGAAGCGATGGGAACTGCACGCTGTTGTAAATGCGCTGCTCTGCCTGCGTAATGAACGTGTTCATATCCGCCGTAGCAAATTGGTTCTCCGTATAGGAGCTTATCGCATTCACAAGAGCCGTGTAATTCATGCCATCGGACCTCTAGACATCGTACCTTTGGTCGCGCAGCCCGTACCGCGCATCTTGACGCCATCAGTCTTTACACCACCGCAGTCACCCAACGAGACGCCGCTCATTGGTGTCCAATCTTCTTTGCGGGGCATGGTGGGCTTGATGCCGTAGTCGTTAATACCCAGCCGCTTACCAGACATGGTGTGGGGCTCTGCGTAAACACTAGCGGGGCCGACTTCTTTACCGTCTTCTTTTTGACTGTACTTAGCCATGATTCAACCCGTCTTTTGACTAGCAGCGCGAGACAGCCCACGACCAAGACGCATACGGTCCTCGGAGGTGGGGCCACCCTTTTTGAGCTTCAGGGAAGTCTTCTTGCCCCCCGGATGCTTTGCCGCTTCGTGCTGTCCGATCCCTTTGCGGATCATAGCCTTATCTTGCGCCATGTCAGACTTACCGTTTTCCTTAGCCATGTGGCCTCCTTATGTCGTCACTACCGTGACTGTACCAACAATCCCCTGTACAACCAAGTCATTTGGTGTTAGCAAGGTATCGAAACTGCTGGCTCCACCAACCGGATTCCAGCCCCATTGAAACACTCGACTACCTTCGCCCTGAGTCCCGAGGACCGTAAGACCTGATACGTAGTAGCTCTGATCCCGGCGAGGTTCACGTACTGCCTGTGGATCATCTACCGGATACATACCCAGTTGGAGTTGCGGATGATCTGGATCCCAGCACTGTATACACACCAGAATGTTGTAGATCTTGGTCTTTATAACTTCCTTCTTGAGTGCGGTCAGCTTGAACTTTTGTCCACAGCGATCACACATCGCAATCGAGTTCTTACCTGAAGCAAACCTATTGCCCATATCAGTTTATGAACATCTGCCTTGGGACGAGCCGAATCGCTGCCTTCTCGCGGTCCTCAGATGATGCCAGATCCCAAGCTTCGTCGTACTGTGCCTTGAGGGTTTCAAGACGTTGCAACCCATCAGGAAGCTTCAGCGCAAGGTAGTAAGCCAGCCCCGCAACCATGCAGGGGATAAACCGAAACGGTACATCCATCGTGTTGACACCACCGCCAGCATCTTGAATTCTACGAAGATACCAATACACAAAAGTGTAGGGTTGCGAAGCATCTGGGATGGGCCAGACCGTGACGTTGGGGACAGGTGCTTGCCTATTGATGTAGACCTGAATCGGCCTAGCCTGACTCAACTTGTTAGGAATCGTGGCATAGGTGGAAACAGAAATGCGCGTGATCGACAGGTCAGCCTGAGTCGATGAATTCCCTGCCCCAGTACGAATAACGTGTTCAAGCAGATCTACCGTGTCATCCGGGAGATCATACGTCGCAGTACCCGGAACAAGGGTAATAGAAGACTGAGCAACAGTCCACAGGTTAATCCCGCGATTAGCCCAATCAGCAAAAAGCAAATTGAGACTACGCCTTGCAGTCTTGAGATCGTAGCCCGAACGAAGCTCCGCACCACAACGCTCGAAAGCCTCTTCGACCAGATCGGTCAGATCAAGATTGAATGTGGTAGTGCCAGAGGTAGCCATTACTGCAACGAGTTAGTTGAAGACTGTTGAGGTTGCATCAGCCCTGCTAAACCTTGCTGCTGCGAGAACTGCTGCATAGCGTTCGGGGCTGGGCCAAGCATACCGCCTTGTTGCCCCATAGGTGCTTGCTGTTGTTGTGCAAAGTTTTGCGCCCAAGGTGGCATACCACCGCCCTGCGGACCCATCATAGGATTACCTTGCGCTCCGGGCATACCGCCTTTACCACCTGCTGCGCCTTGTTGCATGGGGTTCTGCTGCATCGGACCACCTTGCTGTCCCATCATAGGGCCAAGATAGGGCGGGAAACCGCCTTGTTGCATCGGGTCACCTTGCTTGCCCATCTGCTGCATAGGGTTCTGCTGCATTTGCTGCATAGGGTTTTGCTGCATCGGACCGCCCTGCTTGCCCATTTGCCGCGCCGCTATTGCTTGCTGAATACCGGGGGGTAGTTGGGAGAGCATGGACGGTGACATTGAGCCACCCTGCTTCTGCATTGGGTTCCCCGGTCTCTGCATAGCAGACATACCTGCTCCCGGTCTTTTCATTCCACCAGCACCCATTATTTCATCCCCTTAAGCGTTTGCGCCAAACGCGCACGTTGTCCTAGTTTACCCGGAGCAGAAGCAGCTTTCGCCAACTTCTTAGCGGGGATCGGCTGACCTTCTTTAGCGCCAAGTTGCTTACGTAAAGCCCCCGGCTTCTTGATAGCGTCAGCAATCCAGTTCTTAGCCATTACCTAAACCCCGCTGTTTTCTTAGCAATGTTTTTAGGTTGGGCAACGAACTGCTTGCCCGCCGCCTTACCCGCACGTTTGGCTTTGGTTGTCGCTGCGTACTCAGCAGGAGACAACGACTTGATTGCTGCTTCTGGCAAATAGCGTTCGCCTGTTTTAGACGAAGGCTTCCCCGACTTGGTTGTCCACTTCTGGTCAGTCCAATTC